ACTATCAGCATATGCTAATTTATCAGCATTAATGTTAGTTATTAATGGATTAAATAATGTAAAGGTATTAGTATCTTCTTCTGAAGTACTTCGAGTAATCACAAATTCAGTAATGAAGTATCGTTCATCTCCTGTATTATTAATTGTCTTAGCAGGTGCCCTAAACCCTGGTTTATTATCTTGGCTACTAGTAGATGTAAAGTCTCCACCCTTAAATTTTTCATCAACAACTGTCATCGTACCGTCGCCATAGTAATAATTACTATATAATTGTAGGAATTTCTCTATTGTTCCATCTACAGTGTCATATGCCACAAGTGTAATGGGAGAATATGTTACACCCGACTGTACTAATCTCTTTCTATTATAGGCGTTAAATGTCGACACATTGAATGTATGTGCCGGTAGATCTACACTTGATATTCTTAAATTTTCACTACTTGCTGTTTCTTTAGTATCTAAAACTCCAGCATTGGTACCAGCACCATAATTTATCTTTAGATCGAACTGAAACTTGTGCCGAGGCACAAGTATCTGATTTTCTTTATTTCCATGTATAGTATCCTGCCCAAATTTTGAGCGGGACTTACTCATCGATGAATGCATTTTATCTACCCATTTTAGATAATATACGTATTAGTGTTCGATTTGACTCAATACATCGTGACCATCAATTTCGTGACTAGCGTTATCAAAACGTATAGTAGCTGTAACTATTACCGACTCACTAGTAGCGTAATTAAATTCACCATAAGTTACGTTTGTTAAGAAGCATCCTTCAACTTCCCATGCATCTAATACATTAAAGTCACCTTCGTCTCTGCCGCCATCTAATGTTTCTATTACCATTCCAAATTTATAAGCATCTGCCGCCATAGGGGCTGACTGGTCATGATGATTGACCTGTTGATTTAACTGTGCGCCTAACAATGAAACTACTTCACTATCAACATCATCTCGTAATGTGATACTAATTGCTTCCCAGGCATGTTTTCCTGCTACATAAATCTTAGAGTGGTAAGTATCAATTATCACTTCCTCATGAGTCAAAGTAGGCTTATTTACACTTACTACGTTTCTAGTTGCCTTTGTGCCAGACTGTCCGCCTAAGTTAATAAACTTAACTCTAAAGCGATATTGTAGTTTTGGCATTAATGTTGCACCGCCCTCGTTCTCGACTGGTACTCCGAAATTTGTTGTTACTGCCATTGTATTTCTCCTTTAATAATCTGTATTATTTCATTATATATTGTATTTATACAATTTAGAAAGAAAAAAATAGCAGTACATGTACTGCTATTCTTTAGGTTTAACCTGGGCTTGTTATTTAGCCAAGTTCACCAGTATTAACTATACGTACTGGAATGTATATAAATTCAGCTGCTTTAGTTGGCTCAATTGCAACATCAATGTATAATTCATTTGCGTCTATGCGTGCCGGCGTATTATTTGTAGTATCACATACTACAACAAAGTCATACACACCACGTTGGGCTAAAATATTATTCATGAATCCAGCAAACGTAGCTTTCGCATTAACTCTTGTATTTTCGTCATTTGCTTCAAACAAGTAAGGTCTACCAATAACAGCAAATCTCTCACGCAAGTATGCTGTCAAACGAGCAACATTTACACGATCTAAAGCACTAGCGTTAGGATGTAAAGACTTCTGGCCGTAAACAATAATACCTTCTGCTACAAATCTAGCAATTGGGTTTAGCTTGTTTTCATACATTGCATCACGTTGTCCTTGATTAACTGCTACCGCAACAAATTCATTCTCACTATCAATATAACCAACGTTACTCGCATTCTGTACAACACCACGTGTCATACCTGCTGGAGCAAACCATTGGAAGCTAACATTATCACTATAAGCATATGTATATAATATACTATGTGATGCCGGAGCAACAACGCTATCGCCAGTTGAAGGATTAGTTGTTAATACACTCGGATAATATGCCGCTGCGTATGTATTTCTTCCAACTAAACCATCATTGCCGTTTTCTGCTGCCTTCGTGCCTTGAATCCATTCAAGTGCTTCATTAGGCGTTTTCTTAAATGGTGCGTCAACAATAATAAATGCCGTTTCATTACGGTCGCTGTTTAATGTTACCATTTCATCAAATAACTCTGAATAACCAGGAGTTGAAATTAATCTAAATTGAACTGTTTCTTCACGCAATGTATCGCTAGTTGATGCTTTTTGTAATGCCGTTACAGCTACTTTACGCTGTGCAGCACTACCAAAGTTGCCAGCGCCGTCTACTGCGTTTCCTGCTTTGTTTCTCCACTTCCAAGAAGTAGTAGCCGATGCATCATATACACGTACTGTATTAGCTGAACGACACATATTTACAGCAGTTGTACCTACCGGGAATATTAATGAATCTGGAGCAGTATCTAATAAATCTGTTTCAAATGTTCCACCCGTTGTAGCATTTGCTGTTAAATCACCAAATACAACACCATTACTTGTAGTTTGATCTGTATTGTCTTTTAACTTCCACGATGTACCATTATGTCTATACATTGTAGGATATGTTTCTGCGTTTGTATCAATCCAATAATCACCCTCTGTAAGAGCGGCGCCTGATAAATCAGTAGTTGGCGCTGATGTAGCATATTGAACTCCACTAACTGCTAACCATTTCTGAACTCCTGCGTCTAAAGATACCTCGTATACTGCTAACCCGTCAACACTATCATCAAACCACATAGCACCATCTGTTGGTGTACCTGTCGGTTGAGTTATGCTAATAACTGCCGTGTGTCCGCCAGTTGAAGTTGCAGAATCAGTACTAATATTATCCCATTCTGAATTAAAGTCATCAAATCTTTTAATAGTTATTGATCCACCACCGTGGTTTAAGAAAATATCTCCAGACATTAAAACACGAGCGACTGCCGCTGATCCATCAGCAAATACATCTGATGTTGTGCCTGTTGGGTCAGTAAGTTGTGAATATACTGGTGTTTTGCTTATAAAGCCTGTATCATCAGTAAATAATGAAATATCAAAATCAACACCATTACCTGGCATTGTAGTCTTTACCCAAACATCACCAACTGTCGGTGACGTAGGTTCAGAATAGTGAGGAGCAAACGTGGCTGTTGTTAACACAGTCCATACTCCACCAACACCAACGTAATATATTACAGTTGTGTCCGTGTTATCATTTACTAATTCTACTAAATACTCACCGTTTACTACAGTCACTGTCGATGCGCCTGCTGTTGGACTAGTAACTATCACAACCGTAGGGTCAACTAATGTCCACTCTCCAGAAGAACCTAAAGATCCGCCTGCTACTAATTGATATTCAAATATACCAAAAGAACTGGTTGTTGGGTTTACCCAATACGTATTATTTGCTGGATTTCCAGTAGGCTCTGCTCCGACTGGACGCATGCCTGTTAAATCAGTGTCGCCACGTACAATCCATGCCGCTGAACTTTGACCTAAAAAACTATATGCCGCTAATAAGCCATACTCGTTTGTTTCATCACCTTGAAGCACTGTTCCACTCTCTTTAAAGAAATCAATGTCTCCAAAGTATTGTGTTAATTCTCTTTGTGATGTAACTAAAACTGGGCTTCCAGCGTTTTCCTTTTTTGTATACTTTGCAATTCCGTCTGATTCAGTACCAGTTGGATCTACTTTGTCCTGGCCGGTCGCAATGAAAATCATTGGAACGGTACCAGCACCAGCAGGTCCATATACTGACTCATCTGTAATTGATACCTGTACTCCAGGTGAAACAAGATTTGCCATGTGAGATATCTCCTTAATTTATGATGATTGTAGTGCCGAATCTACCTAGATCGACATATACAAGTATTTATATTATATCAGTAAAAACGTGCTTTTACAGGCTTTAACTACATAGTTAATATGTCGCTCACAATACAGAATATTCTATAATATGGTCGGCGTATTTTTTAGATTGTATCATTCTCTGATATCCCACATTAAACTCATGGAAATTATTCCAATGATATTTTTTGAACTTTGCATGTCGATTATGGCATTCGTTGATATCATTGATATCAACCTCAATATAATATATTGTCGACTTTGGATACCGAAAACGTACTTCATTCATCGGGGTATGTGTAGCTATTAATACTTGTTTCTTATATTTTTTATATATCTCACCTAATCTATTATTAATATCATCCCAAGCAGTATCCTCATTTTCAATATGTCGCATTCTATCAAACATATGCGGAATTTTTATTCCGTCAGGTGTTATATATGTAACATGATTTGGAAACTTTTGAAAGAGTAATGAACGATCAGTATTTTTATTTTCAGAATATATCAACGTATCTTCGGAATACAATGAACGCAATAGCGTGTGTGTTTTTGATCCTGGAATCCCTACAATAAATGTCAAGAATTTACCGTCCACTATTTTGTCCCTTGTCTCGAACTATTCATTGTCCGTTCTGGACTAGAATATGCAGCTCCTACATATTTAATATTATTATGTAACCAAGATGCAGTTGTTTCATCACTT